AGTAACAAGATTCATCAACTCACCATGCGTGGTGGTGCAAACTTCGCAGTTGTTTCACCAACCGTTGCAACAATCCTCGAAACCATCCCAGGATTCGCATTCAACACCGACGGTGACAAGATGGAATTCGCAGGCGGCGTAACCAAGATTGGTTCATTCCAAAACCGTTTCACCGTCTACAAGAACCCATACATGAAGGAAAACGTATTGTTGATGGGCTTCCGTGGAACTAACTTCCTCGAAACTGGTGCAGTATACGCACCATACATCCCACTCATCATGACTCCGCTCGTGTATGACCCAAATAACTTCACACCACGCCGTGGCGTGATGACCCGTTACGCTAAGAAGGTAGTACGTCCAGAATTCTTCGGTAAGGTTGTTATCGATGGATTAAACTTACTATAATCTAGTAAGCTAACGGAGGGAATAAATTGGGTGGCCGAAAGGTCACCCTTTTTATTTCGGGTCAAAAATAAGAGTTAATGATTTAATAAAACTATTTATTGTAAGTCCCTAATTAGAGAGAATTATGGAAACACAAGAACCAATTTTTTACGATGGTAATCCACGAAATCCATTTGGTATGACACCATTTGGGTTTTTCGATAACGATCAAGAATTCGTTACCGATGCTCCACGGGCAGCTGAATTCGTGGCACGGAAATTGGGATATCCAGTTGTTGAAGTTGAATTGACCGATAAGCAAATATATGCATGTTTTGAAGAAGCTATCACCACTTACGGTAATCAAGTCAATCAATTTAATGCACGTGAATATATGATGTCTTTACAAGGTGTTAGTACAGCAACTTCCGCAACACAAAGAAATATTATAGGAACAGCATTACCCCAATTAATCAGACTTGCAAATGATTATGGAGTAGAAGCTCAATCTGGTGGAAACGTTGAAATTAAAAGAGGATATATTTCCGCATCTATCGGAACACAAAGTTATGATTTAAAATCATTATGGGCAGACCCATATGAAAGTGGGTCAGCAATTGAAATTCGTCGTATTTACCATTATATGCCACCAGCCGTTGCTCGTTACTATGACCCATTTGCAACCACGGGTCTTGGTCTAACCAACTTGATGGCAGAGTTCGGATTTGACGGATATTCACCACCAGTGACATTCGTGATGATGCCAGCATACGAAGACCTTCTTCGTATTCAAGCAATCGAAATTAATGATATGATTCGTAAGAGTCAATACGGATTTGAAATTTCAAATAATATTGTTAAGTTCTCTCCAATCTTTAAGAGAGACTCAGTGATTTATTTTGACTATAACGTAGCAAAAGACAAGCAAGCAAATATATTCCAATCTGGTTCAAATGTAGCAAGTGACCTTTCAAATGTTCCATATGAACACATCAATTACACCAAGACAAACGATATGTCTCGTACTTGGATATTTAGATACACACTTGCACTAGCAAAAGAACTTCTTGGTATTATTCGTTCTAAGTTTGAAAATATCCCGTATCCAGATGGAACTATCAGACTCGATGGTGAAATTCTTCGTCGTGAAGCAGTAGCAGAAAAAGAAATATTAGTCAAGGAACTTCGAGAAACACTTGAAGAAACTGGTATGCAAGCACAAATGAAAAAGCAAGCAGAAAATGCAAAGATGATGCAAGAAACTTTTGCAAAAATACCAACACTTATTTACATAGGTTAATCAATGGCACGCTTTGTTACACAACGTGATTTTGAATTCATCCAGCACATCACTCGGGAACTGATTGATGAAACGATGGATGTGGCTGTCGTGTTGTATAAAATTGTAGTAGAATCTGCCAAGGTTAATATCTATGGTGAAAGTACAGTCAAACCACGATACACTCCGGTTAAAGTGAATGCAATCGTTAAGTATGACAAGAATACTCCAGTACGAGAAGAAGGATTTGGGTCAAACCAAGAGCAACAAACAGAATTTAGATTTGCTCGTCGTATGTTACAAGAAGTAAATATATACCCAGAAATTGGCGATATTATTGGGTACAACAGTCATTTTTATGAAGTCCATAATATCACAGAAACACAACTTATCGCAGGTAAGCCAGGGTTTAATACCGCAATTATTTGTATGGCACACTTAACTCGTCGTACAAGTATTGACATCGAAGAGGCACAAGTATGACCTTTAACCCAGAATATAAAGAACCTGTAAATGTTGTTAGGGATGCACAACAAACCACAACAGTAGAAAGTAGAGCAAATGATACCCAATTTGGTTCAATCAAACCAATCGCTGTGACATTATACACAATAGATAATGCGATTCTACAATATATGAATGAACGTATTAAGCCGATTGTTACACAAAATGGAAACGAGGTTAAAGTACCTGTTATCTACGGTGACCCAGAACGATGGAAGTCAGCCCAACGAGATGGTGTTATGCGTGATTCTATTGGAAAGATACAACTTCCAATGATTATGATTCGTCGTACTGGTATGAAAAAGTCTGGCATTAATTCACCTGTTAACAAATATCTTGAACGGACATTTGAAACGGGATGGAACAGACGCACTCCATACGACCAATTTGCCGTCAAAAATGGCATTACTCCAAGTCGGGAATACTTGGTTACAACGGTACCCGATTATTATGAAATTATCTATCGTTGTATGATTTGGACCGAATATATGGAACAAATGAATGCAGTGGTAGAAAACGTTTCGTTCGAAACAGACCAATACTGGGGTGAACAAAACAACTATAAATTCCGTACTTCTGTAAAGTCATTTGAACCGCTTACGGAATTACCAACTACACAAGACAGAATAGTACGAACCCAGTTCGATATGACGGTGTATGCTTACCTCTTACCACAAGATGCACTGGACAGACAGAACAATAGAGGTACTACTACCAAGGTACGATATTCTACCAAAAAAGTGGTCACTTTTACCGAAATAGAAAGTGAATAATTGATGTTTAGGTAAAAAAACAGATATTTATAATACGAGTTATATTGTATCAACGAGGTTACTATGTCGTCTATTGCAACTGAAGATTTTAAAGAGATTACGGATTTACGAAATAAGTTATCCACAATAGTCAATGAAGTCGGCCAATTCACTTTACAAATTGAATTATTACAATCCGATATTGACGAATTAAGAAAAAAAGTTAGTGGTCATTCATTAACTTTTAAAAAGTTGTTAGACGAAGAACAATCGCTAGTCAATCGGTTATCTGAAAAGTATGGCGCTGGTCAAATAAACTTTGAAACTGGCGAATTCACACCAGAGAAATAACAAATTTAGTTTGGAGAATACCGTATGGCAGAACGTATCGTGTCACCAGGCGTTTTTACGCAAGAACGTGACCTCTCATTCCTCCCAGAAGGAATAGCTCAAATTGGAGCAGCTTTCGTGGGTCCGACAGCAAAGGGGCCAGCATTTATTCCTACCACAGTTGAAGGTATTGATGGGTTCGTAACAACGTTCGGTGAACCTACCGATACTTCATATGTTGGATTTGCGGCTAAGAATTATTTACAAGAAGCTGGCAGTGCAACTGTCGTTCGTGTGTTGGGATTAGGTGGATACAGTACCACCGTCGCAACACTTTACGCTACAGGTTCTGCCGGACGTAAGGTATTCGCAATTCTCCACGCAAATTCTGGAAGTAGTATGACTGGAGCATCAGTCACTACTCCTGAAAACACTGGAAGTTTTGGACTCGTACTTAGTAGTTCAGTAACTTCAGTTGCTGTAACTGGATTAAGTGGACTAGAAAGTTCACCAGCATTCGTCAGTAAGTACTTTGGAACAAATCCAGTAGCAAGTGCAAATTATCCAGCATATGTTTACTCAGTATTTCCAAACGCATTAACACAAGCTGGTGGTGGTGTTTCAATGTCAATTGAAACATCAAGTTTGAGTCTCCTTACTCAATATGATAATCCAACTACTCCATGGATTCGTTCACAACCAATCGCAGGAACTAAGTACAATCTCTTCAAGGTTCACAGTTTAAGTGATGGTACTTCAGCAAATACTCAAGTTAAGATTTCAATCACTGGTATCTCACCAAGTACCGATCCAGACAGTGAATATGGTTCATTCTCACTCTTGGTTCGTGACTTCAATGATACCGATACTTCATTAAACGTTCTTGAACAATTTGATAACTTAAATCTTGACCCAAACAGTCCACAATATATCGCAAGAGTTATCGGAAACAGTGCACCAACTTACAACTCAAGTACTGGTGAAAACTACTACGAAGGTGACTATCAAAACCTTTCAAGATACATTCGTATCGAAATGAGTGATGATGTCATTCCAGAAAACGCAGTACCATATGGATTCGCAGCATTGAATTCAGTATTCAGTTCAACTTCTGGTGAAGTGGTTAGTGGTTCATATGTAACCAGTCGTTGGTTAAGTGGTAGTGTTTCTGGTTGGAACGCAAATGCTGTAGACAAGAGATACTTCTATGGTTACAACGTAGAAGACACCACCAGTCTTTCATATCTTGCACCAATTGTTGGAAGTAATACAGTCGGTTCAGAATTCAACATCAGTGGTTCAGTCACCTCTGGTGAAGTAAATGGTACCGACATCTCATTAACCAATAGAACTCACGCAGCATATCGTAAGTTTACCGTACCAATGCAAAGTGGATTCGATGGATTCAATCCAGCACGTATTGTTCGTATGGGTGCAGGTATCACCGCAACAAACTCACAAGGATTTGACCTTTCAAATGCAACCGCATCTGGTTCAGTTGAATTCAAGAGAGGATTAAACCAACTTAGTAACCCAGATAGAATTGATTTTAACCTCTTAGTAACACCTGGTGTAATCAATTCTCTCCACAGTTACATCGCAACAGAAGCTATCGACCTTTGCGAAACCCGTGGTGATTGTTTCTACATTCTTGACCTTGATACACAAGGCGCAACAATTGATTCAGTAACCGCCCAAGCAGAAGCACTTGATACCAACTATGCAGCTAGTTACTATCCTTGGGTTCGTGTAGTAGATACTACGACTAACAAGCTAATCTGGGCACCACCATCAGTGGTTCTTCCAGAAGTATATCAATACAGTGATAACGTTGGAGCAGAATGGTTCGCACCAGCAGGATTGAACCGTGGTGGTATCCCAGGCGCAGTCGGTGTTAAGGTCAGATTAACACAAGCACAACGTGACGAATTGTACGAATCAAAGGTCAATCCAATCGCACAATTCCCAGGACAAGGCATCTGTG